ATAATCCCTTGAATAAAATGACTTCCGAAATGAGTAATTATGATTATCATGAAATTTTAATAAGTGGAGGATTGATTTATGAAAATAGAGACACCTCAACAGAAACTATGTTAAAGTCTAGTTTTAAAATGAAAATTTCAAAAAAAGATTTTACAATCTCTTTTGAAGAGTACAAGCCATTGCAATTAGCTAGAAGAGATCATCCAACAATTCAAAAAGATGGAATAATATATAGCTTAAGCACTGGTTTAGATGAAGAAGAATCAACTGGACACGTAGAATGTTTAGATATTTTATCTGGTAATCAATATGAGATAAAAAAATTACCATTGAATTTAATATTTACATCAGCTATTATATTTGAAAATAAAATTTGGGTAATTGGAGGATTAATATTCAATTCTTTGAATGATAAACAATCTTCAAATAAAATATATGAATATGATGAGGAAAATAATAATTGGATTGAACATCCAACTCAATTGATTAATGGAAGATCTTCTGCATCTCTTTGTATTTTTAATGATAAAATATATATTTGTGGAGGAATAATAAATTTACAAACACAAATTTCATCTATTGAAATATTTGATCCTAAAACTGGTTTAATTGTTGATGGCGGAAATACAAGTAAAGTTGGATGTCATTTCTATAATTTTATTTATGAAAATAATTTATATATATTAAATAAAAAAAATCCCATTACTATTGAAAAAATGGATCTTATTTCAGGTAATTGGGAATTAATTTCTGAATTAATTTTACAAGAAGATAAATGTAGAGATAACCTAACAGCTATTTTTGTTGAAGATAAAATTTTTATTTTAGGTGGATATGGAGAAGAAAAAACATTTGATTATTATGATTTTAAAACTAATACTTGGGCATCGAAAGATGAATTATGTATTAATCATAGTTTAGATAAACGTACAATTCCATATAAAATGGATAGTAGTAGTTCTATTTTATTAAGTGGCGTAGAGAGTAGAACAGGGGATTTTTAGAAAAAATGATTTACTTATTTATAAATATTAAATGTTTTAATATTTAATATTTATAAATAAATTTTAAGCAAATAAATAATCACAATAATTATGGAAAAATATTTTTAGCAATTAATAATAATACTCCTTATTGAAAAATATTTGTCACTTACAATCATGACACAAATTTTACTTATTTTTCACTTATAGGAATTGAGATTTAGGTTATATATCCAGATGATTTTCATGGATCTGATTAAAAAAATCTAATCCTATGGATCCCAACATAATAATACAAATGTTTAAAAAAATTGAATTATTTTATACTTTATTATTAAGTAATAAATATTTATAAATTACTAAAATTGTAAAATGGGCTCGTGTTTATCACATAAAAATGAGACACATGATTTATACTATATAAATAATAATAATAATTTTATTTCATCAGATTCTTTAGAAATTGATGTAATAAAATTTGATATTATTTCTTCTTTACCAACTGAATTAATACATTATTATTTTTCTTATTTGGATCCTATAAGTTTAACAAAAATAAGGCTTAGTAATTCTAAATTTAAAAAAGAAGGAGTTTTAGTTTTAGAATATATATATAAATCTCTTAAAAATAAATATTTTAATAATAGATTTGTAATTGATAATCCATTTAATAAATCACTAAATAAAATAATTTATGAAATGTGTAATTATGATTATCATGAAATTTTAATAAGTGGAGGATTGATTTATGAAAATAGAGATACCTCAACAGAAACTATGTTAAAGTCTAGTTTTAAAATGAAAATTTCCAAAAAAGATTTTACAATCTCTTTTGAAGAGTACAAGCCATTGCAATTAGCTAGAAGAGATCATCCAACAATCCAAAAAGATGGAATAATATATAGCTTAAGCACTGGTTTGGATGAAGAAGAATCAATTGGACACGTAGAATGTTTAGATATTTTAACAGAACAACAATTTGAAATAAAAAGATTACCAATTAATTTTATTTGGATATCATCCATAGTTTTTGATAATAAAATTTGGGTAATTGGAGGATTGTTATTCAATTCTTGGATTGATAAACAATCTTCAAATAAAATATATATATATGATGAGGAAAATAATAATTGGATTGAACATCCAACTCAATTGATTAATGGAAGATCTTCTGCATCTCTTTGTATTTTTAATGATAAAATATATATTTGTGGAGGTATAATTAATCTTCAAACACAAATTTCATCTATTGAAATATTTGACCCTAAAACTGGTATTATTGAAGAATTTGGAAATACAAGTAAGATAGGATGTCAATACTATAATTTTATTTATGAAAATAATTTATATGCATTAAATAAAAAAAATCCAATTACAATCGAAAAAATGGATCTTATTTCAGGTAATTGGGAATTAATTTCTGAATTAATTTTACAAGAAGATAAATGTAGAGATAACCTGACTGGTATTTTTGTTGAAGATAAAATTTTTATTTTAGGTGGATATGGAGAAGAAAATACCTTTGATTATTATGATTTTAAAACTAATACTTGGGCATCGAAAGATGAATTATGTATTAATCATAGTGTTGATAAACGTACTATTCCCTATAAAATGGAGTCTAGTAGTGCTATTTTATTAAGTGATGGACCTCGTAGAACATGGGATTTTTAGAAAAAAACTTATCTATATTTTATAAAATTTTAATAAATAATTATTAATTATATGAATATTGATTAAATATTTTATAAGATATAATAATTTTTAAACACCATATCGCATTCCTAATGCCCAAAAAGATAAATCGGAAAAAGTAATTTCTTTTTCATACCCAACTGTTTCATGATTTAATTTTGTAGATGCTCGATTTTCACTCATATAACTGTATCGGCCTTGTTTCATACCAATAAATTCCCAGAAACCTCCGCTTCCATCTCCATCAATAGTAAGAAGCTGGTCTTTTCTGATAGTTGGGTCTTGTTCCAAACAATATTTAAGTAATGATGCAACCATTAATCTTGATAAGCCGCGTTTTTGATATTCATCTTCAATACTTATATTCATTGAAATAGTATTTCCACTATTAAATAAAATATTATTAATATGCTTCCCTTCAATGGAAAAATAGCCTATTTGTTCATTATTTTGATTATATAAATAGGATACATAAATAAGATAATTTTCATTTAGTTTTGTTTCATTAGTAATTTTAAAATTATTATTCATAAAATATTTAATTACCATTATTTTTATATTAAAATAATCAATATTAGTAATAATTTATTATTACTAATATTGATTATTTTAATGTTTTATTAAAACCCCCTGCAATTAGACCCATAATCATCTAATTTAGGCGTTAATTTATCTTTACAACAGCCCCAACGAGTCTCCAAACAATTATCAGAAATATTTGAAAATATAACTGTATTGGCTCTATACCACATTATAAAATAAATAATAAATAAAATAATTATTAATAATAAGATTATATATAAAAAATTCATATATATTATAATATAATATATATAAAATAATGATTTTCAATAATTTAATTAAATTTTGTTTATTATGCTGTGCGCCGTTATCATTTTTTATATTTACTGCTACTGGTTTTTATACATTTATTCCATACTTAGAAAGAATAATTAATATTATGCCACTTTGTATAAAAAATTGTTATAATAATTATATGAAATTAGAAGAATAATAATTTCTTATTATTATATATATGAACACATTATTATTATTTATTTTATTAATTTTGATAATAATTTTATCAAGTACATATTTAGCACTTAATTACAAAGAACATTTTGAAACTTACTCTTATGGACCGTATAATTATATGGATACAGGATCTGATCCTTTATCATTTTATAAATATCCTATTTATAGACAACCATACATGTATCCCTATAAATTCTATAGCAGTTACCCATATCCTTATATGACCAATTACGAAACTAATATTTAATAAATATTATTTATTGATTATAAATTATAAAAAAAAATGAAAGCTAAAATTATCAGAAATATTTTAATAATACTTTGAAAAAACACCAAGATTGGTGATCAACAAGAATGTCGGAACCATTGGCTGTAGTGGAACAAAATACAATGTTCTGTTTGACCTTTTCGGGTCATATGCGTTATGCTGATATGAGGCAGCTTTCACAAGATTTGGATGAATTTACAATGCATCCAACTCGTGAGGATGCATTTAGGTATTATGATGAAAAGAGGGCGTATGACTTTTTGGAATTTGATACCATCGACTGCATACTTTTGAGAGAAGGAGGAACTCTTGTGCTAGACACAGACATGGATTCAGATCCTTTAATTCCTTCAATTCCTTATAGCGAAGGAATATTTTTGGTGCTGCTTAATAAAAAGAGCAGGGCTGGGGAAGCCAAACGACTAAAGGAAGGATCCTTCCTTTGGATCCATGAATCAAGGTGGTTTGACTCATGTGACAAAGCCAAAAATCACACAGAGTCTCTTGTAGCGCAGGCGAGACTACAATGGGACTTGGACGAAGATGATTTCTATGAGATTGTCACAGTAGAAGTAAAATCTAACATGGAAGTTGATATCTCCGTAACAAGAATAGAAAAATAAAAGTACAAAAGCGTTTGAACTTAATTGGTACTTATCTTGTAATCTTTTTATAAATATCCTATTTATAGACAACCCTATATGTACCCTTATAAATTCTATAGCAGTTACCCATATCCTTATATGACATATTATAAAACTAATATTTAAATATAAATATAAACTTAATTTTTAAGAACATTAATGAACATTAATGAGCATCTCTTATTAAACCATCTATTATTTGAGTCATTACTGCAATCATTCTATCATGTGATAAAGATTGATTATTACAAATGTCAAATTCAATAAGAAAATTAACTTGATATAAAATTTTATTTAATACATCAATGTCTAAATATTCAATATCAAATTTTTTCCAATCAATTAAGAACAGATTACTATTATATTTACGAGCTGTAATAAAATCATAAATATATTGTACAATATCTTTTTTAGTAATTTCTGGAAATTCAACAATAGGGTAATGTCTAATAATATTATTATCTTTATATGGAATAGTTTTAATATTTTCTGATTCAAATATTATTAAATTTGATGTATATGGAAAATTTAATAATATTTGTTCTTCATAAATTGTTAAAATTCTTCCATTTTTAACTAAAAAATCATCAACATAAATTAAAGAATCTTGAGTATCTAAATATAATGTATTTTCAATAAATTTATCAAAAGAACATTGTTTATATAGAACATTATTTTTTTCGGCATAATTTTGTAAAAAATTTCTTTTAAACTTTGATTTGAAAGTTGTTTTGTAATCAATGTTAGAATTTAAAATAATTGGTTTTTTTTCATAAGATGTCAAACAGGTATCAAGTGTATTAGATAATTTTATACTATTGTATAATTTAAACGAAGGATATGAATCCAATGATGCCAACATTGACACTAAAAGTTGAGTTAAATGCATTTTATAGCTTATTTAGTTAATTTTTACTATTATTATATATGTAAATTTTTTTTAAATAATATTATTTTTCATTTTTTTATTAAAAATTGAAAAAAATTTTAATTGTTGTTATGATTGGATTGAAAATTTAAAGAATATTAGATTTTAAGAAAAATAATTCAAGAAATTAGGGCATTCGTTTTTTTTATGAAATTAATAAAAAATATATTTTTATAATTTCTATAAAAGTATTTATACATATCAAGAAATAATAAATTTAGATAATGAATCTAAAGTGCAAAAAGTCTGAATAAAACTAATTTAGAATTGTATTTTAATCATAAAAAATTATGTATTTTTATTTATAAATAATGTTCCTAAAAATAATGCAATAAAATAACTATAAATTCCTTTTATTTCATTATTTTTCATAAAACATTCTGCATTACCGAGCCAAATATTATACATTAATAATATTTCTAAATTATTTATATTTAATATATTTTTATCTAAAAAATTTATATTAATATTAATATTATTTCCACTAATATCTAAAGTATTTATTTCTCTATTATCAAATTCATCGTATCCACTTAATGCAAATAATATTTTAGCAAAATCATATTCTGGTATTCCATATATTTTAGAATTTCCATAATAACCTCTGGGATCAATAAAAATAAAATCATCTTTTTCTGAATTATACAAAATATTATTAAATTGACAATCTCCATGTATTGGTACAAATTCATAATATAAATTATTTTTAGATTCAATAAAATTATATATTTTATTATTAATTTCTGATAAAATTTTTTCAAATGATAAAATTTCAATATTATTTACTTTTTTAATAAAATTATATTTTTTAATTATATTTTCTATTAATTTATATCTATTTTTAATTTTTTCTTCGATTTCTATTTTTAAATCTGTATAATATTCTTCTTTTTGTATATTTTTTTTTGATGAATTATGCAAGTTATTCAAATTTTGTTTAATTTTATTAACTAATTCGATTTTTTTAAAAATCTCAATATTATTAAATACTTTATATAAAGGTTCATAATTATCTAAATATTCCATGTTATATCCATTTTTTAGAAATGAGTATATTTTAGGTGTTCTAAATGATATATTATTATTAATTAAAAATTTATAAAAATTTATTTCATAATTTATTTTTTTTTGTCCATATTCATTTATACATTCTTTTTTTATAATATTATTATTTCTATCAATACTTATTTTATTAAAATTTGAACCATATCCAATTCTATTTAATATAATAAAACTATCAAAATTCATAAATTATATACGTTATATATAAATTTTTTATTCAAATATACTAATATAATTATCTATTAAATATACATCATTTTTTTTAAAATAATTATATTGATTATTATTTTTATTTGATAAAATATAAATACAATTTGTTAAGTTTTTAATAGACTTATATCCAGCAATTGAATTTTCAATACCAATTATATTTTTTTCGTTATTATAAAATTTATCTTTTCCTATATAATAAGAATCACTATCAGGCTTTGGATTAATATAATCTTCTCTTGTTATCCAATTTTGTAATTTGTTTAATAATGGTAATTTCGTTTTAAAAAATTTTACATTTTCATTGGATGTATTTGTCACAACAACATGATTTATATTATATTTATTTATAAAATTTATAAAAATATCAGCATTTTTAATAAAGTTAATATTTTCAATCTTTTTTATAAAATTATTTTTAAATAATTTTATTTTAAATTTATCTTCTTTAAAATTAGTATTTAAATAATCGTCCATTCCTTTTTCATTTATAATATTTAAATAATTATTATAATTTAATTCTAAATTATACATTTTTAATGCATTATAATATCCATCATAATGCAAATAATCTGTATCAATTAATGTTCCATCTAAATCAATCATAAAAAAAATATCTTTTGTATTTAAATTACTATTAATATCTAATTTTGGATGCCATATTTTTTTAAAACATTTTTTTAATCCATCTTCTAAAGGTGTAAAATTATATTTTTCTATAATATATTTAGTGTCCTTTAAATATGTATCTTTTGGTCTTTCTACTCCATCTTTTGGTTCATCATTAATTGGTAAAATATTATGATTTTTATTTAAATATTCTGATACTATTTTAGAAATTTCAAATTTAGTTATTTTATCGTATGGATTGCAATAATGGAAAATACCAATTTTTGGTTCTTTTATTAAATCAATTATAAAATTACAAAAATCTGGAATATAATTTGGACGTCTTATTGAAAAATTATCTTCACTAAATTGTTCTATTCTATTTAATATTTTTTTCCCAATTAAAGTGACAGCATTTTCTTCAAAATTTTTAATATTATCAGAATATAATACGGGAACTCTTATTATTGTATATTTTTTACATTTTGCTAATACTTTTTTTTCAGATATTAATTTAGATATACCATAATTTTGTAAAGGATTTGTTTCATTTTCAGGATAATATGGAGCATTCATACCATCAAATACGTAATCAGTAGAAATATGTATCAAATGAATATTTAATTTATCACATATTTTAGCTAAATTATTTGTTATATCAATATTTATTTTTTTTGTTTCAATCCAATTATTTTCACATACTTCTAATTGTCTTTCAACTATACTATTAATACAAATATTTGGTTTTATTTCATTTAATTTATTTTCTATTTCATTTATATCATTAAAATTAATTTTTATAGCTTTGTCAATATAATTATTATTATATGTACCAAAATAATTTATATTTTCTTTATCAAGTGATTTACATAAATCTCTACCAAGAAGACCAGATGAACCGCAAACTAAAACATTCATTATAATATTATAATTAATATTATAATATTATTTATTTTTTTTAACTTATTATTTATCTTTAATTTTTTTTATCCAATAACTTAATAAATCGTTTATAGTTTTTCTAATTTCATATTTTGGTTCCCATCCTAACTCCTCTTTTATTAATGTAGCATCGCCATCTTGAAATTGAATATCAATTGGTCTCCACAATTTAGGATCAATTTCCATTACAACATCTTTTAATTCACTAAATTCTAATAACATATTTGTATATTCTCTCATTTTTAATGGTTCGCCTCCGCAAACATTATAGGTTTTTCCAATCGATATATCATTTATCATCGCTAAATAAAATGCATTTGCAATATCTCGAACGTCAGTAACCGCTCTAACAGTATCTAAATTTCCAATTCTTAAAACTTTATTTTGTTTCCCTAATACCATTCTTGCAATTTGAACTGCATCAGACGCAATTGAAAATTTGGCACCTCTTCTTGGACCCGTAAAACAGAATGGTCTAATTACAGTAGCATTCATTTGTTTATTTTTCATTCTTTCTGCTATATATAAATCAATTGCAGCTTTTGAAGCACCATATGGATTTGCTGGAAGTATAGTATTATCTTCTTTTATTTTTCTTCCATCAATACCTTCATTCCCATAGACTTCTACAGTAGAACAAAAAATAAATCTACATCCGGGTTGATTATCATTTAAAGCGGTTATTAAATTTATTGATCCCATTACATTTGCTTCCCATGTTCCTATTGGATCGGTAAAACTTGTAGGAGGATGTGTTTGAGCGGCTAAATGAAATACACCATCAAATTTGTTTTCTTTCATAATTGAATTCATACTACGATAATTTATTAAATCACCATATAAAAAAATAATTTTACTAAATATTTCATCTTCTAAAATATCTCTTAAATCATGTTCTGAACCTCTATTATCTCTTATTAATCCAAATACTTCATGGCCATTTTCGATTAATTGTTTTGCTAAATGAGGACCTAAAAATCCTGATATACCTGTAATTAAATATTTCATTTTTATAGTAATATGTTATATTATTATAAATTATCATAAACGCTGTACTAAAAATATTACTTATGTATTTTTAATTTTATTTATAATATTAGTTGTACTTTTATTCTCAATATTTTTAATTAATTTAATATTTTTTAAATAAGGGTGTTTTTCTAATATTTGTTTTTCAGTATAATCATCACCTTTTACCCAATAATAGGGATCAACTATTTTCATTATTTCTCCTAATGTTTCTTCTTTTTCTATATTTTCTTCATTATATAGTATAATATAATCTACATAAGATATTGTTTTAAATAAATCTATCCTATCTTTATAATTATTAATTGGTCTTTCATTTCCTTTTAATAATTTTATTTGTTCATCAGAACTTAAACAAATCAATAATACATCTCCTAATTTTTTTGACTCTCTTAATGTATTTAAATGACCAATATGAATTATATCAAAACATCCTGATGATAATATAATTTTTTTTTCATCTTTTTTTAAATTTTTTATTAATAATTTTAATTGTTCATTATCATAAATAATTTTTGAATCTTCTTTATAATTTATTTTACCAATAGATAATATTAATACATTATCATTTGGAAATTGAATATTATTAAATGTTTTTATTAAAGATCCTTCTTTTAAAAATTGCATATTTTGATATATTACTCCTTTTAATATAATATTATAATTATATTGATTAAATATAGATAGATTAAAGTTATTCTTATTTTTATAATTTAATTCTGTAATCTTAAAATCAACATCTTTAATATTTTTTTCAAAATTATTTTCTAAATAAAAAAAATTATATAAATCTAAATTTTCTAAAATTGTGTTGACAGATGAAGCATATCCAGTAATTTCTCTTTTATATTGATCATTTATTCTTAATAAATCATTTTTATCACTAAAATGTGTTTTTTCATTAAAAATTTCAATTTCAAGTATATATGTTTCTTCTGAAAAAGTTGATAATCCATGAAAATTATAATGTGGTAAAAAAATAGAATCCATCGAGTTTAAATTAATAATATTATCATTTATTAAGTTAATTATGGCCGACCCTTTAATTACAATAATAAATGTATCTTTATTAAAATGAGTATGTAATGATGTAGAATGGCCTTTAACAATTTTTAAAAACCAAATTCCAATTTTATTACTTTGATAAACTAAAAATTCATAACCCCATGGTTTAATACAAACCATATTTTTATAAGAAATTTCTTCATGAATCTCATTTTTAATATATATATTATTTTCTATAATTTTTAATTCTTCTTCAGTAATTTTTAATTCTCTATTTAACATTTTATTATATTTATAATAAATATATTTATTAATTATAAAATAATTCATACTGTTATACGTAAGTTTTTTTTAAATAATTTTATTTTTCATTTTATTAAAAATTGAAAATAATTTTAATACTTGTTGTGAATACTAACGATCTCGTAATAAAAAATATTATTAAGAATTTTTAAAAAAATGATCCACGAAATAATAAATTTAGATAATGTATCTGAAGTGCGAAAAAATCTGAATAAAACTAATTTAGAATTGCATTTTAATCATCAAAATAATAAATGTAATATATGTAATCGGTCACTAGATATAACTATATCAACAACATATAAGAAGGATCATATTATTCCATATGCACATCTAAAATCAAATGCTGTAAATATTTTTCAAATAATTTGTTCTGAATGCCATGATTGGAAAACGCAGCATTTTGATAAAATAGTTATAGAATTATGTAATAGAAAGCAAGATGCTGCTATTAAAGTTATTATGCGAACTGAGATTTTAACTTATCAATTAATAAATTATATAAATTTTTTAATTGATGATAAATTTTCTTTTGATAAAGATAAAAATTGGTTAAAAGAGGGATTGCAAGGATTAGTTTTATTTTTGGAATTTCTTTATATAAAATATTCAACAATTAGCGAACATTTTATACATGATTTATTAATTTCTGTCTTTGCAAAATTTGAAATTCATTTACGAAATTTGGATGATTTTTTAAATAGAGGCGAACCAATGGAAGTAGATTAATATGAAAAAATAAATTCATTCATACTCTTTTATTAAATTAATATTTACTATCCTCTCTTTTCTCCAAATGACACCTGTACTTGTTTCCCAATGGCGATACCATTCCAAATAAATTTCGGGATATTTCATAATATCTTTACCTAATGCATCTTTTATGTAAGTATATTCATTTTTATAAATATAAAAGGAATCTACATTTTGTCCTCTAATTTTTTTCCAAATTTTTGTTCCTAAATAGGGACAAATAATTAAACCATCATAGTCTTTTTTTACATTTGGCCAAACTATATTGTAACTACCATTATTTGACGAATATTTTGCATATTTTTTATGAAATTTTATTAATTCTTTAACATTATGAATTTGTAATATATTATTTTTATTTATTTCAATTTCATAAATATATTTTGCTGTGAGCCATTGAGAAGAATAACGACTATTCCACTTTTTTACCCATTTTATCCAATCTGCTCCACAACTGAACCATAGTCCTCTTGGATTATAATAAATATCATCTACAGTTCCACCGAACCATGATAAATTATTTTTATTACTATTATAAATTGAATTAATATTTAGTGGAACTAGTGAAACATGAATAAATTTATTCTTATACTCCTTGTCTTTTAATTTTATCAATTTTTGAATTCTTGAACGCTTGGCTTTTAATTCTTCTTTTGAATTAATAGAGGACTGGAATGCACCCATAATATAATATTACTACTATATTATATTAATATTATTAATTAAAAATTTAAAAAAAAATTGAAAAATATTTTTAATGGAAATAATTTATTTGTTGGAAAGTGCAAGGTTTCCCGAGTGGTCAAAGGGGCTGGACTTAAGACCCAGTGCGTTAGCTTCGTGGGTTCGAACCCCACACCTTGCAAAAAATTATAATTATCTCAAATAACATGAGACTTAAGTTCAGATTATATAGAAAAGATGTTTCGTAAAATTAACTGTAGAAAGCTAATGTTCATTACTTCTCCTATGGTCAAATGGTGGATATAACTAATATTTTAGATATTAGGATAAAAAGATGAAAAATCTTATATTTTTATAATTAATTTTACAAAAATATACATTTTATAAATTATATTTAGGAATAAAATATACGTACTACTCTAAATCGATTTTATAAAATCCCAACCCAATTTTTCACATATTTTTTTCCAAATCATATCTGTTTGATGCAACTTTTCACGGTCTTTTAATAATGGAAAAAAGACTTTATATTCATCAAGTCCAAGTAATTCCACGAATTTGTGTAGAACATATGAATAATTAAGGAAATTCTTTCGCGATTTTGGACAAACTTCCATGAATGGAGCTTGAATCTCTTTAAACATTAGACGTAATTTCTCCTCCAACTCTTTGCTCATAGATGGTGGTTGAACCCCATTTATTTGATATAAAATATGAGCAGCGTGATCGTAATATTTATTTAATTTAATTTTTTTTAGGTAATGTCGGATTTTTTTGGTATCCAACTTTTCTAAATTAGTGATTCGTTCTTTCTTTATTTCGGCTAATATCTTTTCATATACCTCATCAGGTATTTCAGTAGATTCTTTTGCTTGAAATTGTGCCAACCCATTGGCTCTTTAGATTTCTCTAAAGTTTGGACTATACCTTAAGCCATCATTGAGTGTGATTAATACTCTCAGACCCACAACCATCTAGTCTCTGAACCTTTTCCTTGCACTAATCACTGCGTGTTTAGGAACTTGGCTGCGGATTATCCAATCCTTTTCGTTTTTACTATGCCCTAGGTCATTACCCCGGGTATTTAAATGGTTTTTGCCAAATAAAGTAGTAGAAAAGGCTCTCAGGAGATTCCCGCAATTTGGATGTGTTGCCTCTATTTTTATTTATAAAAATAATTAATTTAATAAAATTTAAAAATTTTAAATAATAAAATAATTTTTTTTAAGAAAAATAGAGACTAGTAGGACTGTTTATCTATACTAATTTTTTTTAGGAAAATTAATATAGCAACCTACTTTTACGAGCAGTTAAATTTTTAATTTTTGAATTGTTTTTATTTTTTCGTAATGGATTTATTAATAAATAAATAATTTAAATAATAATTGACTTTTGGATTGGTTTGGTTATTTTAAGTTCTTCTAAAAATTTTATACAATTTTGATAATTCTCCTCTTTTGAAAGTTTTCTATCAGCAAATTCCTTTTTTAATTTACCACATTGATAACTACTATCTGGATAACCATTTATTACAAAACCAACTTCTATACCTTTTTTCCTATAAATATTGACATATTTTGGTAAATAAAATTTATCATCTAAAATTTTATTATTTTTACCACTTACATCAATTTCACCAAAATTGGTAATATCAATATTATTAGATTTGTAATATAAAAGTTGCTCTTTATATTTTTTGGCATCATTTAAATTCCATCGGTTAGTTTTACCAATAAAATCTTTTTCAGGATAAAAATAATCATTATTGTTTTTAATATCTTTTACTGTATAACCTTTAATTTTGAAATCTTCCAAAATTGGAAATATATTTTCAGGTAATTTATCAATTAAGTTATTTTCTTTCTTTTCAATAAATGTTAAAATAGGCTTTATTTCTGATTTTTCAGGAAAAACTTCTTCATTAATATAATTATATTTTAATTTTAATTGGTCTAGGTATTCTATAGCTTCTTTAAGAGACTCTTCTCCATTTCTAGATTTATTAATATAAAAGTATTTATCTTTAACATACTCTTTTTTATCAACGCCAATAGGAAATTTATTAACAACATAACCATCTAAAATAGTTGTATTATCATTTGATTTTATACGCATTGAACGAATATATTTAGGCAAATCTTTATCTTCTTCATATTTACGAGAATATTTATCACGTCTAGTTCCTAATCTTGCTAAACTTTTTTTAATTTTTGTTTCATCGCTATCTTTTCCAGAATCACCACCAGTTTTAACATTATATCCATTTGGAACTAATGAATTATATAGGTTTATGAAATAAACTTCTTTTTCATTTAATTCTTCAATAGGACATTTTATTAAAACTAAAACTTCAAAATTATCAACACCATATTTTCTGATTGAACCATTTAATATACAACAATTATCTTTTTCTCCAAGAGTTTCTCTAATATGAGATTTCCATCTTCCTAAAGCTCCCCATTTATTATTATTTTTACCTGTAAAACATAAAGCTTGTCCAATATAACATTTATTATTAATTTTATTTTTTATTAGATAAATTTGTCCATTATGTAAATCTTCATTAATATTAAAATTATCATCTATAAAATTTTCTTTTTCATAATTTTTACTTTCTTCTTGCATGTTAATGAAAATTAAGTAAAAATTATTTTATTAATTTTATAAAATCAATTTTTTTATTTTAATAATAAATTTATTAAAAGTTAAAAACAATTCATTCAAAAAACTATTTTGTCGCTTATACTCGTTGTAGTGGTTTATGCGCTTATAAGAGAAGTAACAGACTTCCATTGGGGGATCTTTAAAAGACGGTTTATCAGATTCGATTAAAACATTTTGTTGCAAACCACATTTTTCGCAAATCTGAATTCCATCCGATGGAAATACAGTCATTTCTGTTGAACAATTGGGGCATTTGAAAATATTGATATCAACCTTAATTTTAGAAACATAGGAATTATCAATTTTTTGCAAATATTCTTCTAAAATATTCTTTTTTTTAAATGTTGATTCCTCTTTTACAAAATCACTGATTTTCAAACTAGTATAAACATTTTCCTCACTAGGAGTTTCACTAGTTTTATTATCCCGCTCATTAAAGAAATTAATTACGCTTTTATAATTATTTTGAGAATCTTGAGCATCGGGCTCTTGATTATCAACACTTTCATCTATTAATAATGTTGGTAAATCATTGTTTTCTTCAATTTCATCTTCTTCATAATCAAGTAAATTTCTTTCGAATTTTTCATAATCATGCTCATTATTTTTAGAATTTTCAATATTTTCATAGTAACTATGTAAAAGAGTCCCGACATCTAAATAATATTTATTTAAATCATCATTATTCATAATGACATTTATCTTATTTTTCAATTCATTTATTTTATCTTTAAGATTATCTTTATAAATAATATAATCTAGATCAGTTTTTTTATCTGGATCTTTATGATTATATTCAGCAATGATTTTTTTTAATTCATTTTTCATTTTTGGAAGAGAGTCTGTCTGTTCTTTAAAATGATTAATCATTTCTGAATGCTTTGCATCTATTGTCATGTTATCATTATTATTTAATGATAACGATTTGTTGTTGGTAGATTTTGAAATAGATTTTAATCTACTTACCATTTATTATGATTTAATAAAATCATAATATCTTTAAGCATATATTTTCGATTTACGAATATATTTTTTTTTATTTTTATAATTATTTTTTATAAAATAATGGATAATAAAAAATCTGATAAATCTAATTTATTTAATAATATAAATAATATAGATATTAAAAATATAGACCATAATCAAATTCAAAAAATGATATTTATTTATAATGCCATTAATGACGGATGGTCTGTAAGAAAAATAGATAATGAAAAATTTGAATTTTTAAAAGATAGTGAAATGATTAAAAAAGAGATCATTTTAGAAGAATATATAAAAAAATATATGAAACATAATATCTTAGAAAATAATTGATTTTCTAATTTTTATTTTTTATTTTTTAAAAATATTTTAAAGAATTTTAAAAATTGATAAAAAATTATTCTCAAATTTAAATTTAAGAATAAAAAATTAATAGGAAAATAAAATAGTAAAATAATAATTTATAAAAAAATTACAAAGTGCCAAAAATGTTCAAGAGGTGCTGGATATAATTTTAAGGGATTATATGCTGCTTATTGTAGCGATCATAAATTAGAGGGAATGATAAATACTAAACATGCAATTTGTATTAAAGAAACTTGCACTGCTTTAGCAAATTTTAATTATGAAGGAATTAAGAAAGGATTATATTGTGCAAAACATAAATTAGAGGACATGATAAACAGTGTTTCGAAATTATGTATTGAAAATGGTTGTAAAACTCAAGCTTCATATAATTTTGAAGGAGCAAAAACGAAAATTTATTGTTTAATTCATAAAAAAGAGGGAATGATTAATACAGGGAATAAAATTAAATGTTTAGAAGATGGATGTTTATTAACACCATTATTTAATTATGAAACTGAAGAGAAAGGTTTATATTGCTCTAACCATAAATTAGAAGGTATGATTGATATTAAACATAAAAAATGTGAATTTGAAAATGAAGGGAAAAAATGTTTGAAAGCTGCATTATTTAATTTTGAAGATGAAAATGTAGGAAAATATTGTGGCACTCATAAAATGGAAGGGATGATAGATAACAGTAATGCTAAAAAATGTGAATATGAAGGTTGTAAAACTAGACCAACTTATAATTATGCTGGAGAAACTAGTAAGAGATTTTGTAATTTACATAAATTGGAAGCAATGGTAAATGTTAAAGATAAATTATGTATTGGTGATGATAATAAATGTAAAAATAGACCCAGTTTTAATTATAAAGGTGAAAAGATTGGCTTATATTGTTTAAATCATAAATTGGATGCTATGGTCAATATTAATTATGATATTTGCTTAGAGTGTAATGATAATGCTATTTTTAATTTTATAGGTGAAAAAAAAGGACTTTATTGCACTAAACATAAAAAAGAAGGTATGGAAAATATTGTGGGTATAAAATGTATTATGGATGGATGTTTTCTTTATCCATCATTTAATTACATCGGAAAGTCTTCAGGAAAATATTGTTTAAATCATAAATTAGATAATATGATTGATGTAAAGCATTATAAATGTATTGAAGAAAATTGTAAAAATAGAGCAAGTTTCAATTATGAAGGTATTAAAAAGCCAATTTATTGTTCAAATCATAAAAAAGAGTGTATGATAAATGTAGTTCATACATTATGCAAGACTCATTTGTGTAGTCTAAGAGTTTCGGAAAAATATGAAGGCTATTGTTTAAACTGTTTTATCAATATTTTTCCAGATAAACCTGTTACTAAAAATTATAAGACTAAAGAAAAATCGGTAATCGATTTTATTTTAGAAAAATTTCCGTTTATGACTTGGAGATTAGATAAGAAAATTGAAGATGGTTGTAATAAGAAGAGACCAGATATGTTATTAGATTTAGGTCATAAAGTTATTATTGTAGAAGTTGATGAAAATCAACATATTACTTATGATTGTAGTTGTGAAGAAAAAAGAGCATTAGAAATTTCTGAAGATTTAGGTTTTAGACAAATCATATTTTTACGATTTAATCCTGATGATTATATTAATAAGGATAAAAGAAAGATTACTTCTTGTTGGGATATAAATACAAAAGGAATTTGTGCTGTTAAGAAATCTAAGAAAAAAGAGTGGATTGAACGATTAGAAACTTTGAAAAATCAAATTAATTATTGGATTAATGAGGAAAATAAGACAGATAAATTGTTTGACACAATACATTTGTTTTATGACGAAATTTAAAAAATGAGATTTATTACAAAACCTAAGGAAATTTTGATATTTAAATAATTAAAAATTAATTTAATTTTAATTAAAATTTAATTTTAATTAAAAACTATTTTTTCAAAAAAAAAATATATTTATACTAAGGAATTTTTAAATTATGATTTTTCATATTTAGTTCTCATAATTTTTTTAAAAATCAGTACTAAAACTATTACCTAAAATAGTTTTAGTACTGATTTTTAAAAATTTACCCAAACAATTTAAATTTAATTAAATTCGAATTTCATCGCGGATTTCCAAAATAAAAATCTAACTATATAGTATAAAAAAGAATGACCGGCGGATTGATGCAATTAGTCGCATATGGAGCACAAGATGTTTATCTAACAGGAAATCCTCAAATCACTTTCTTCAAAGTCGTATACCGAAGACACACTAACTTCTCAATTGAAGCCATCGAGCAGACCTTCAACGGCACTGCCGATTTCGGAAAGAAAGTCACATGCACTGTCAGCAGAAACGGTGATTTAATCAACAGAATCTACTTACAGGTCACTCTTCCCCGTGTTGAGGCTACCGTCTCTTCCGCCTTCTTCAGATGGGTCAATTTCATTGGCCACTTCCTCATCAAGTCTGTTGAAGTCCAAATTGGAGGTCAAAGAATTGACAAACAATATGGTGATTGGCTTACCATTTGGAACGAGCTCACCATCCCCCCTGGTCTTAAAGCCGGTTATGATAACATGGTTGGAAACACCGTCGCCCTTACTGGAACTGGTCTCCAACGTACTGAGGCCACCACCTTGTACGTCCCATTCCAATTCTGGTTTTGCAGAAACCCTGGTTTGTCTCTTCCCCTTATTGCCCTCCAATATCACGAGGTCAAGATCGAGCTTGAGTTCAGACCCAAGGCTGAGTGCTACGTCTCCACCGCCGGCTCTCTTAAC